GCTATTGAAGGGGCACACGATGATACAATTATGTCCTTGTGTATAGCCTATAACACATTAAAAGAAAGAAAAACAAAGGGGGTATATTATGTCTATTAAGTATAGTAAGGGAATAATGTGGTTAGATGATTGTAGAATACCATATGTAAATGGTATTGAAAATGAGTTTAGTGAAACTTATTTAAGGAGCGGTAATAGTAAGTCCAAAGGAAATGATTTAATACTGAATATAAGTGGTAATAAAAGGGAAGGTGTCTATGTTAATAATACAGGTAGATTTAGTCCCAACCTACTTGTCTGTGATGATATGTTAAATGATGGTAGTGTTTACAAGAGTGGTGATGGAAAGAGTGGTATGAAACTTATTAACCATAATGTGAATAACTTTGCCGTAGGTGAAGATTGTTCTTTTCATAAAGAAAGTAAAACAATACATTATGGAGACAAAGGTAGTTCAAGTAGATACTACGACTTGGATAAATGGTTTGATAAGGTAATAGATGAAATACGCTAAAGGTATAATGTGGTTGGATGATTGTAGAATACCATTTGTTGATGAAACAGATAAAGGTAAAAGTGTGCCTGGTGGTAAAGTTAGTTATACTGATGAAAGTTGGGGACAACAAGCAGGTTTAGAAAAAACACTACAAGAAAAAAGAGAACCCAATACTCAAGGTAGATTTACGCCAAACCTATTGGTATGTGATAATATGTTAAATGATGGTAGTGTTAGTAAAAGTCAAAAAACTAATGGTGTAAATATTGGTCGTTTTCCAAATACCATTAAAACTGGTGTGGAATATCAAAAAGAATATGAAAGGGGTTTTAGTGATAAAGGAACAAATAGTAGATACTACGACTTGGATAAATGGTTTGATAAGATAATAGATGAAATACGCTAAAGGTATAATGTGGTTAGATGATTGTAGAATACCATTTGTTGATGAAACAGAAATGGATGGTGTTTGTAAAAGTGATAAAACAATAAAAACTTATAATGAAGATTGGGGTAATACAATTTATAACTACAAAAGAACTGGTGGTGATACAAAAGGTAGATTTACGCCAAACCTTTTAGTATGTGATAATATGTTAAATGATGGTGTTATTACAAAACAAAGTAAAAGAACATATAAACCAACAGAACATACAGGTTCATTATTCGGTAATACCCCCCAAGCACACGCAGAAGGAATTGGTGATACTGGTTCATCAAGTAGATACTACGACTTGGATAAATGGTTTGATAAAGTTATAGATGAAATAAATTATGTCTTGTAAAGATTGTGAAAATAAACAAAATGAAATATCATTAAATGGTATGAAAAATTATACAATAGAAGAATTACAAAGAGCCTATGAAATAGGTAATAAACCATCATATTCGGGTGATGAGGTTGCTTGGTTTTACAACCTATACAATAGGGTATTTGGAACTAATCAACAACCTGGTTGTGGTAAGTGTTTTGTTAATGTAAGAAAGAACTTAACACGTAGGTATGAAGCTGAAAGGAATAACTAATGAGAAAACCGGGTCCGGGTCGTCCAAAAGGTAGTGGTAAAGAAAATGGATATAAATTATCCAAAATGAACCAAGTAGAAACTGAGGACTTTATTAAGACAAGTATGAAGAAAGTGTTTAACGAACACTTATCATACAATGAATATGTTGAGTGGTGTAGGGAACAGGAAATATCCCTTAAACAAGCAAATGAATATTGGATTAGGGTATGGGGTTTAGTTAAAGAAAAGTTTAGGTTGGAAAAAGACCAACTAATAACAAAACACCTACAGAAGTATTGGGACATACACGACAAGGCTATGAACTTGGGGGACTTATCTAATGCTCGTCAAGTACTAAATGATATATCCAAGTTGATGGGTATGAACGAACCCGATAAGGTTGATATGAAAACTAACTTAAAAATAAAGTTTAACTTTGGTGGAACTGAAGAAGAATAATGGAAGTTCAAATTGAAGGTTTTACACCACACTCAAATCAGTTAGAAAAGATTAAACAAATTGAAACTGATGGTGTTAAGTATATTGTCTTAACAACGGGTAGGCAGTATGGTAAAACCTTATTGGCTGAAAACCTTTTATTAAAGTGGGCGTTGGAAAACAACAATTCAAATGTGATGTGGATAAGTCCTGTATATTCACAAGCCAGAAAAGTATTTAATGATATTGTAAATGCGATTGACGCATCACCGATATTGGAAAGTGCGAATAAAAGTCAGTTCAACATTAAACTAATAAATGGTTCTAATATCTTTTTTAGAAGTGGTGAAAGACCTGATAGTTTAAGGGGATATACATTGGACTATTTAATAGTAGATGAAGCCGCATATATCCGTGATGATGTATGGAACAACGTATTAAGACCTACCATCTTGGTTAGGGGTAAGAAGTGTTTATTCATATCAACCCCCAAAGGTAAGAATTGGTTTTATAGTTTAGCTATGAGGGGTCAGTCAGGGGACAACCCACAATACATTTATTTACAGGGAACAAGTTATGATACACCATATATTAGTGCTGATGAAATAGATGAAGCAAAAAGAACTTTACCTGAAGACATATTTAGACAAGAAATATTGGGTGAGTTTGTAGATAGTGGTGGTGAAGTATTTGTTGATATAGACAGATATTGTGTATTAAACAATTATACCGACAAAAAGTCAGGTAAGAAATATTATGCTGGTGTGGATTTTGGAAGACAAAATGACTACACGGCTTTAACCATTTTTGATGATGATGGTAATGTGGTTTATTGTTGGAGGGAAAGACAAAAGAGTTGGGCTGATATTATCCAACACATAGCAAACAAATTAAGGGACTATGACGCATTAGCACAGGTGGAGTGTAATGGTATTGGTGATGTATTATACGAGCAGTTAAAGAATAAGTGGAATAAGGTAGAACCATTTATTACATCTAATTCATCAAAACAGAATATAGTGGAAGACATCATTTACGCAACAAATGAAAACCAAGTTAAACTTCCAACGGAACAATTAAACCCCGCACTATATGCCGAATTAAAGATGTTTAGTTATGAGTATTCAATCAAAACAAGAAAGATACAATACAAGGCTATTGAAGGGGCACACGATGATACAATTATGTCCTTGTGTATAGCCTATAACACATTAAAAGAAAGAAAAACAAAGGGGGTATATTATGTCTATTAA